CTACTATCTTGGTCATAGCTAAATGTTTCTGATGCTATTATTTCTCCATCTTTATAAAACACTACTGTTGGTGCATTTAATCCAGTATAAATTGGCAACCTAAAAGTGTTGTCTTCTAAAACAAACAACTCCCTATTGGTAATCATTATATTGTTTTCGTCTGCACCTTGTTCTTCAAAATAGTTATAACCATCAAAAGCGATAATTGTGTCATTATCATTACCAATTTCATCTCCATCTACATCATAAGCAAAAGTTTCCATCCTAACCCAGACCGCTTGTCCATTATAATCCCCATCAAATACTGTATCTAATTCATCTCTCACTAATTCAGACACTTCAAAATATACGTTATCTTGACCAGATAAAACGGACTTCCTAATTTGATATGTCGGCTCTGTTGGTACATTGCTTGAATTACCAGTATATACATAAAGTTTTAATATAGCATATGAAATCCCATTCTCATTAACATTAACCCAATACGGACTTCTTGTATTTATTCTTGCCATCTTTTATTTTATTTTACCTCCTTTACTTACAAGTCCCTCTTTTAAATCTTTAGAAATGTCTTTTAAGTAAGCTTTTGTTAGTTTTTTATTTATATCTCTACTGTAGTCTTTTTGCGCATCTGTAAAAAAGTTAGTAGCCCTTAATCCTGTATTATATATGCTTCGGCTAATTAAGTAGACCATAGTTTTACGTTTTATAAATCTACCTTTTTCATCTCTCACGTTTGGAATACCTTTAGAGACTACCCACTTATCTATAGACCCTCTTAAACTGCCTTTGCCAGCAAAGTTGCCAGAGCCGAATTTGTAAGGCGAGCTTGGAGCTTTGTTGTACCTAGCTAGAGACCCTTTAGGCATAGCGTTAGGATCAGCACCCTGTACACCTTTGTCTAAAAACTCACCGTATTGTAAAGCCTTAAATTCAAGTATAGGGTTTGTCTTGTCAGAATTATCTACCTTATAGTCTAAACTATTTTGAAGCTCACCGCTATTATTGTTTTTCTGTAAATTGCTTTTAGCCTTAGAAATTACATTTAAAGCGTATGCGTTCATTTCAGCTATAACATTCTCTAACATATATACAAGTCGTTTTTAACCATTATGTCAAACGTTATTGCCCATCCAGCTAAGTTGTTAGAAAACCTGTCTACAAACGGCTCGCAGTTTCCTACGCTGTCAACTTGGTAGCCTTGCGCTCTTAGCTGTCCATTGTGTAGTAATTGGTATAACCTATTGGTTACTGCTAGCTGCGTATTTAAAACTGCTTGCTCGTTATTGTTTCTGTAAAATATATTTACAGGCTCTTCTTTACTTATGTCTACCACGTCCATACAAACAATAGTGACGTTAAAGCTCATAGTTTGCCCATCGTTGGCAGCTCCATTTACAACTATATGAGACAAAGGGAATATCGTTTGCTTACTCAAGTCTACCTCGGTTAAGTCTCCAGTAGTTACACTATTTACATTTTCGTCTTGTAGTAGTGTATTCTTAATTGTGTCTAGCATTAAATAAAACGCTCTTGCTCCTGTGTTTGCCATTATTTTTTAAATTTACTTTTTAAGCTTTCGCTCTCTATTTCGTTTTTCTGTTTTGTGTATGTTAAAAATGTTAGGCAGTTATGTACGTTTTTCTTTGATACTACCTCTAGGTTTAAAAACTCGTTGTTAGCTAAACTCATAAAGCTGTGATACCATCCCCATTGGCTGTTAAAGTTTGCGCTTCTGCTTGTAGAGCTGCCTCCTCCTCCGCTTTCAAATAGGGTAGCGTAATTTTTAGTAAGTCGTTTTCTAAATGAAAAAAAAAAGTTAAAGCGGACACAGCTACAGAGGCTGGCATATTTAACATAGCATCGTGCCAGCTATCACCTCTATAGTCTTCTATCTCGTATTGGTTTTTCATTCTTTGCACTACTGGTCTGTATAGAACCGCCATAGCTTTGTGCATAGTGTCCCAGTCAGATATGTTATTCTCTATGTCTACAAACTCACCAAAGGTAAGATCATCTAGTTGAGGTACGAAGCCGAATTCAGTATCGCCTATTTTAAATCTAGTGATTAAGCTGGGTTTTTCAGATAGGGCTTTGTTTAGTTTTTCTGTTATGTCTGTAACGTGAGAAATTTTAACCTGTAAAGCCTCGTTTAGTTTTAGACCACAAAATATTTCTAGCATTTTTAATCCAGCGTACTCAGTATCTATTTCGTCTTCGTTCTCGAAAGTCTTAATAAATTCTTGGTACTGGTGTAAGGGTATGTCATTTAGTGACGTAGGTACTTTTAAATCTACTTTCATTATTATTATATAGTTTTATATATAACGCATAGATTTTAGTTTTGTGCAACAAAAAAAAGCCACCCTTTCGAGTGACTCATTGGCTAACAAAAAATATGTCTTATTGTTTTTCTTGTCTTATTCTTAATTGCTCTAAAGCTAGCCTAGATCTAAAAGCCTTGCCTTCGTATTTAAGCATCTCATCTGTATAGTATTTTACATCCCATTCAGCTTGCTTAATTAATTCTGTGTAATCGTACTCTGGTAAATTGGTTTTCATAATAGTATATTTTATATTAGTATACCGCAATATACAACAGATATACATATTAACAACTATAGTTGATAGTTATTTAACATTTTATTAACGTATTGCGTATTTGCCTACGTTTGGTTTAGATAGCTTTTTAAAGATACTGTATCGAATAGAGTCGATGCTATGATTGAAACGATCAAATGGTTTATTTAGGAGGTTTCCGTTTTTGTCTTCTATCCACTTGTAGTTTCTAAACTCCTGTACTGTGTTTGCACTTCTGCTAGTTACAAATATATTATATCGTTTCATTAAGTCGATACCCATTAAGATACTGTCCTTACCTTTCGTAGCTGGTTTACAGTTCCATCCAAACCTATGGAGTTCGTCAATACTTTTAGGCTCGCTGCTATCCGCAAAGATTTCGTCTTGTCTTGTAAGTCCTAGCTGTAGTAGTTTGTTATGTATGTCTCGGTTAGTCATAGCGTAATCATAAAATAGCTCGTCTATATACAGGTTATTATCTAGTACGTATGTCGCTACTAAAACCGATGGGTCATTTACGAATCCCCAGTCTAAGCCTCTCGCTACCAGCTTTGCGTTTGGAGGTATCTCTTCACACTCTGAAAACTTAAACACCGTTGCTCTGTTTCTACCGACTTGTCCTAGACCATACACTCGCCAGTAATCTGGGTCAGTATCTTTTAGTCTCTCTATCTCGTCTACTAGGCTTTGCTCTAAAAACTTATTGTCTTTGTAGGTCGTTATAGTAAATTGCGCATCGTCTCTGTTTTTTACCTTAGTGTATATCCAACTGTACTCGTCACTTGGGTTATAGTCCATTATGATACTAGGGTCACCATCTACACCTATCGTTCTAAATATTATCTGAGTGAAGCTGTCGTAGGTCATCTCGTTGCACTCATTTAAAAAGGCTAGGTTTCTTTTACGTCCTTTAAGTCTGCTGGACTGATCCACACTAACAAACTCGAATAGGTTGCCGTTAAGCATATACTCGCTATTACTTTTATTGTGGTTTGACTCTTTGTATATATCGTACTCTTTTAGTATGTCGAAAAAATCTCGCATTACCGTAGCACGTAAAGCTGGGTAGGTAGCTCTAAAGATTGTAATAGTTTTACCAGTATGTCTCTGAGCGTATGAGAAAATCAACCATAACATCGAGTTAAATGTTTTACCGCTCCTTGTTCCTCCCTGTAAAATTACGATTTTGCTTTGAGTGTCTTCTAGGTGTTCCCAGACTATATTGGTTTGTATCTGTGTCAATTACTTTAAAACTTTTACGGTAAACTCTTTTGTCTCTGCTACCTCTACTTGCTGTCGTTCTATATACCCCCTGTGTTTTGCTTTACTCTTTAAGTAGAAAATAATACTAGCGGTGTCTTTCTCTTTAATTTTTTCGTAGAGCATACCCTCCACAAAGTCTATAGCAATCTCCTGTATATCTTTTACCTTAGATCTGTACTCTTCGTCATCTTTTAGCCATCTGTAATGAGTAGCCCTACTTACGTCTGAGTTTAAACAGCTGGTAGAAACTATACCTAGATTGTATTCTAGCGCCTCTATCATCTTTTTTTTACTGTCTTCTGTGTCTCTTATCATACTAATATAACGAAGCTTTAAGAAACTTTGCTAGGCTCTTCTGTCCCTATGTTTTCTTTTAGATTGTTAGTCATAAAATCGACATACCTGTCATAGTGTTCTTGAGTCTCTATATTTTTTAATAGATAGGTTGCTTTTCTAATTTGCTTATGGGTTACTTCTGTACCTAGTATTTCACTATAGTTATTTAGGTCGGGTCTTCTGTGTCTTACGTCTCGTTTAAATAGATTCACTCCATACATAACGCAGTCGTGATTTCTTTTTTTACCTTTTTTTCTGTAGTGGTCTGAAATACTTTGAAACGTTACCTTGTAGTCTTCTCTCATTATATACTCGAAGAGGCTTCTAGCATCTACTATTGGCTGTGTTTTTCTTTTGCTGTATATGTCTTGACCTGTATAGTGCATAACTAGGTCGGCTATTCTAGTGTGTAAAGTCATTACTTATTTATTTTAAGGGAGTTTTTAGGTGTTTTAAGTTTGTCTTCTAGTACTGATAAGTTTTGAATTAAGTCGCTATTAGTTTGTACTATTACATACAGTTTGGTTAGCGCTTGCTCTAGGGTTTCTATTCTTTGTTGCTGTGTAAGTTTCTTTTTTCTCATTATTTAATTATTTCCGCTCCGTTTTGTTCTAGTATAGAGTCTGAGGTTTCTGTTAGTTTTTTAGGGTCTAAAGAGTAAGCTGTGCATACTTCCTGTAGTTTAGTAAAATCGTTAAAATCAAACTTATTTAATAGCCATTTAACAAACTCTAATTTATTAGCTACTAATTTGTCGCTAAGGTTATTCTCGTCTATGTTATCTATTTTATCAAAGTATTGGTTTTCTATTTCTAGTAAGTCGTTTAGCGTTCTCTTTAGATTATACTTTACTTTTTGTTTTACAAGTCTCGAAGCTTTTACTTCTTCTAAAAAGTGTAGGTTTACAAAAGACGTAATTATAGCGCCTGTAATTTTTTCTATTTGTTTATCGTTTATCTGCATATTTTAAAATAATTCTGTTTGTTTAATATCTTGTTTTTTTATTATTCCTAAAGCAGTTTCAAATATTGTTTTACCAACTTCATAATCCACAAGGTTTCTTGCCATTTTATCTATTCGTTGTTTGCCTTTATATTTTCTAAAGTCGTAGTTATGAAACTTACACCATTGAGTAACCTCATCTTTTCCCTCCATTACACCACCTTTTCTTTCTTTAAAATCATTAGGTAAATTAAAGTTAGTCCAATATAAATGACGCCCTCTTTTTTTAGCAGGTATTAAAGGAGTGTAAAAAGGGATAACATTCTCAACCACATATTTTCCTTTAAAGTAATTGTCCAATAATAGTATTTCTTGGTATAACTTCATATCTGGATAAACAGATATTGTTGTTTCGTGCCTTGCAAATCTTGCTCTGCTATGCGTTGGACAAGGAGGAGAACTCCATATAAAATCAAATTCTTTATAATGGTCAAGTAAATATTGGTGTGCATCTGCTACTATTACTTTATCATTTGGAAAACGTTCTTGGTATAATCTCGCAGCTTCTGGGTCAAGTTCAACCGCAGTAATTTCTAAATTGTCTGCAACTTCATCCCACTTGTATCTGTTACCGCCTAAACAAGCGTATAAATTTAATATCTTCATATTTTTAAAGTATTTGTTAAAATTTCGTAACATAGATTGTAAGGTACTTTAGACCTCTCGTAATTATTTTTTAAACCCTGTGTTCCTGTTTTACTACCTCTTGGTGCTGGTTCGTGATGGCATTTTTTATTACCATTAAAGCATAAACTTTTAGGTTGCCAGCCTTTAGGGTTAAACATATCTCTAATATTATTAGAAAATATATCTGTTGGTTTCATTCTTGTATCACCATAGCTACAATAGGTGACAGTAGTTCTATCCATTCCTTTCATAAAATCCATTTTTCTAAGCATTGCTCTTGGATTTTCAATATAATATATACAACCCCATTTTTTATACAAGTTATTTAATTTTATATTCATCCTGTCGCATTTTTGAGCAAACTCTGTTTTCGGGCTACCATCTACAAACCTATGATGCGATATAGCAGCCATAGAGTAAGTAGTACAAGGTCTGCCATCAATTACAACATCTGGAATCCAAGGCAACATATCCTCTGTTAAATATTCAATATCAATTACAAGGTCAATTCCTTCAAATTTTTTCCAATCCACGCTAAAAACTTCATAACCTAATTGCTTGGCTATTTTGCCCCAAGACCTACTACCAGCAAATAATTCTAATAACTTCATATTTAAAGTATAAAAAGTGAAACAGTAGTAATTGCTATACCTGTCAAAAGCACAGCTAATAAAACAACTGAAACTATATAGACTATTGCGTTTACTATTTTTTTTATCACTTTCATTAGTAGTTGGTTTTAGATTTTATTATTGCTAGCAAAACATATACTAACAATATTGACAAGATTATCATAGCGTACCCTGTATAGTGTAATCGTTTATGTCAAAGTCTGGGCGTATGTAGGTGTCATACATTTCTATACCTTTTTTTAATTCTCGCCTACCGTACTCTACAAACTCCTCGCTACAAGTCCAAACTCCAATATCTAAATTTGCTTTGTCTATACATAAAAACGTAAAGTCTTCGTGCGTTAGTGGTTTCTCTGGTGTAGAAAACAAGTCTAAATAGATAGCAGCTTGTAAATGGTATTTATATCTAAAGGCGCTTTTTTCAAAGTTTTTTACATCTACAGTAGTCTTTAAGTCTACGATACCTCCTTTGTTTTTTAGTATGTCAGCTTTACCTCTAAAAGCTTTGCCCTCTACCATACCGATCGCTGGCACTTCGAATTGACTGTCACCTAGTAAACTTACCGCTTTAGGGTTTTTTAATAAAGCATCTACCAGCCTTTCGTTTTCGCTTTGCTCTTTAGCAGTAAACACCTCGCCATATTCTAGCACAGCTTCTTTAAACTTTTTTGTGTTACGACTCTGTACGTCTATAAATTTTATCTTCTCGTATTTCTCTGGCTCTAGTATTGCAGTATGAAACAAATGTCCAGCTCTTAATGCTGGTGTAGTCTCATTCTTAGCGTACTTAGTTACGTAGTAATATGTCTTAGGGCTGTCTAGCATTAATTTTAAACTACTAGAGCTTAAAGCTAATTTATTTAGCTCACCGTAATAAAAGCTATCGTCTACCATTTTTAAAAGCAGCTCCTGTTTGTCGTATTGTTGACCATCTAATAATTGTATTTTACTCATATCGTTTTAATATTTTAAAGTTCTTACTATTTCGTGTATTGTCTTTTGCTATTTGTAAAGCCTCTGTATCGTTACTGGCTTCTACCTTTACTTCAAAGTCTTCGTAATTATCATTTACGTAACTCCAGTACTGTATCTCGTATATCATAAACTGCTTTTAATGTTATTTAGTTTTTCTTTTAAGTCTAAAGCTTCTTTTTGCGCTTTTAAAGTAGCACGTCTCCAGCCACTTATCTGTAGATTAAATTCTCGCTGTCTCTCTTGCATCTGTGAAACGTATATACTTATACGAAAAAATGCGTTTGCTGCCTCTTTAAGTTCTTGTTTTATTCTATCGTTGTCAGAGTTAGAAGCGTTTGACTCCCATTTGATTAATAAATTAGTAAGGCACTCAAAATTACCAAAGTAAGACAGTTCCTCTATATCAAATACGTTTGACTCTATATCTTTTATACTTACATCGTTTTCTTGCATAGCGTAAATATATAAAAAATATGTTAATATCTATTGTAAAATGTTAAAAAATATAGTATTTATTTCTTTTTAGATAGTTGCTTTCTTTTAAAATACTCGTCCCAGATACCTTTCTCTGGTCTTTGGGTGTCGTTTAAATTAACTATAACAGCTTTAGACTCTGGTAACATATATAAATCCTTAGCTGTTTTTTCGTTTTGCCACAGGGTAGTTTTTCTTATATTCTTTGTCTCTAGCTCTGGTAGTACTAAATCGTTTAGCCAGTATAAATAATTGCCTTTAGGATCTGCTACAAAGTATAGCTTTACTATGTCCTTGTCTAAGCTCATTAAAGCATCGTATTTAGCTTTCTCTATTAGTTTGTCGCTATAGTATTTGTTTCTAAATTTCATCTCTATAACACAGCGTTTGCGTGTACCTTTCTTTACTGGTGTCATACCCTCTGCATCAAAACGAGCTTTGCCTTCGCCTGTCCACTCTAATTGCCATCCGTCAAAGTTTAGTATTTGTACTACTGCTTGCTCTAATTTATGAACCTTGTCTATCGTCATATATTTTATTTATGTCTTTTATAAATTTCTGCACACCTTTAGGGTTACAGGTACAGGGTTCGAAATAGCCGTGAGAAAATAGCACCGAGTGAATCTCGCAAATTTTTGAGTATTCCTTTTTAGTAATTCTATTACTTTTGCTTGCTCTAAACTTAGTCCAGTAATCAAAGTATTCTTTATTCATTTCTGTTAAATGTTATTGAGTCTAAAGCATCTCGTCTTTTTTCACAGCCGCAGCTTTCATAGCCTAGTAAATCTATTACTACTTTTTTAACTAACCATTTTACACCAGTATATTTAAACACTTTCTCTAGTAACGATCCTATTTTCATAATCTAGTTTAATTTGATTTTTTATAATTTTTAAAGTATTTCTCAAACTCCAGTAAGTTATTTTTGACTCCCTACTAAATTTGGCTAGTTTTTTACCATCTAAGTAAACCTCTTTAAATATTCTCCTTAAATAGTATATATGCATTTTGTCGCTGCTAAAGTTTTCTAGCATTGTTTCGTTCTCTAGCATTTCTAAATACTCTGGGTTTTCGTACCAACTTACTATAGACTGTAGCTTGTTGTAATTATCTGGTCTCTCTATATACTCCCTGTCTACCTCTTCTAAGTCTGACTCTGTAAACTCGGTGTAGCTTACTTTTTTCTCAGCTCTTTTTAAATCGAAGACTAGGTTACGTAAAGCTATATAAATAAAATAGTAGTTAACCTCAGTGTCATTATAAAGTATGTCTGCTTTTTTATCGTTTACGTATGTCTGTACTTTAATATACATTTCGCTAACTATATCTTTGGCAGTATCTTTATTGACACTAAAACTCTCTACTATCTCTAGCCATACGTTATGCTTTTTATATATTTCTGTAATTACGCATTTCATTAAACGTAATGTACAAAAAAAAACAAGTATCTAAAAAGGCGCTTTTATAAGTTTTATTCTTTTTACTAAGCTTTCGTTGTTAATAGAGTAGCCTACATTGTTAGTAACTGCTTTTAAAAGTATTGGATCGTCTAAAGGAGTACACCTACCTCCAGAGCTTATACTCTTTACTTTTTTAATATGCATTTGAGAATACATAAACTCGGTAGGGTGTTGTATAAACCTGTGAGCTACTGCGAAAAAATCACACCTGTTAACAAACTTACCACCACCCTCGATAGAGCTAGACTCTGGTACTTTTGGGTAGCCTTGGTATTTGCCGTCTCTATAGATTTGTCTAATAGCTTCGGTGTTTGCGTGAGTACAAAGCCAAAGAGTTACTTTATTCTTTTTGCAAAACAGTCTCATCTCTGTAGTAGCTTCGTAGTCGTACTCGTGCATACCTAAGCCCTTTAGCATTTCTTTATCTTTAGCTAAACTATTGTAAGGGTCTATTAAAAAACCATCATACTTAAAGGCTATCCTGTGGTTTTGCGCTTCGTCTAGTAATTCTTTGTAGGTGTATAGTTTACTGTTATCTATAAATTGAAAATGTTTTTTTATAAAATCTATACCTTTGTTAAAGTCATCTGGTATAATTCTATTAAGAGGCTCTTCTACAAGAAACTCTAATAGCTTTTGTATAAGTTCGTAAGGCTCGTTCTCACTACTGTAAACTAGCCATTTGCTGCCGTGCCTCATACTATATAAAAGCATTAAGTAAACCGTTAAGCTGGTTTTACCTACGTTAGCGTGTCCTAACCATATACCGAAATCTTGCGGCTTTAATCTAAAGAACTCGTCTATCTCTGGTATATCTAGTTTTAACCCTTGCTTTAGTTCGCCTCTTTTGATACTTGCGAGTGTTTTAATCTGTTTGTTATAATCTATTAGCATATCGTATTGTTTTAAAATTAAAGGTAAAAAAAGGGCTGTAAATATACAACCCTCTGAATATAAAAAACAAAAAACTTAGAAAGGTAAATCGTTTTGCTCTTGTCGGTCTGGCATAAAGTCAGACGAAGCTACAGCTTTAGGCTGGTCTTGTAATGCTTTTTTGTTAATTTTTGTAAACTTAGCATACATTTTGCTAGGGTCTTTTTGCGCTCTAAGTAAATCAATACTTAAAAAGCCATTGTTTTCGGCTATATGATCTTTGTGTTTATTCATAAAGTCTGAAAACTCGCTAGCTTTAATATGAAGCTTTGCAGCTATCCAATCATATTTAGGCTCATCTTTTACTACAAAACTATTTACAAATTCACTCTCGTACTTACTATTCATATCTATTTAATTATAAAGTTAAAAAATTTCTGTGCATCATTAATTACTGTATCATAGTCTACATTGCTACGCATTGCGTTAAATTTAGCCGAGGCTTTTATACAGTTTGTTTTTATAGACTTTATGTCTATGCTTGTGTCTGTGTAGCTAACATCTACATCGTCTATTAAACTAGTGCGTTTAAGATTATTTACTAAAGGATCTACCTGTTCTATGTCTTCCTTTTTGTACTCTTCTTTAGGTACTCTAGCATTCTTATACTCTTCGTTAGTTACCTCGTACCTAAGTTTATCACCTACTAAGAATTTAAAATCGCCCTTAGCAAAAAAAGTATATCTGTTACCATCTGCAAACGAGACTCGATACTTTGTTAAACCATTCCATAGACCGTTAGGCTCTATGCTTCTAATCGTTCCTTTTTTAGTCATTGTATATATATATTAAATTAAACTTAATTCCTTTTAAAGCTGTCGCTCTCGTCTTCACCAAAAACTCCGTATTTATAAAGTCCACAGGTTTTTAAAACTATTCTACTTAGCGCTCGTTTCTCTGCGAGTTCCATACAGTACCACGAATTGGTAGACCCCTCCGAATAAGTAGCTCCTTTTAAAGCACTACCAAAAGTTTCTAGATTTTCTGTCACAGCTTTTATTACTGCAAAGTTAGGCTCGCACCTTACAACTTCGTATTTTACTTTTATATTTTCTACAGCAGCAATTTTTTCTATACCGCTTCGAGTTACGATAGTAAAATTTTTGTGTTTAAATACGTCTGTTTTTTCTAGGTTATATTTTTTATATAACTCTACTAAAATATCTCTTTCCATTATGTTTTATTTTTTATCTATAATTACTAACTTCATTATGTCTAGTTGAGCTTCTAGAAATTCTACTCTATTTTCTAAGGCTGTAACCCTATACTCTAAATACTCTTGGTAGTCTCTAGAGCATTTTGTCCTGTTTATGTCATCTCTATAAGTCATAGTTTCTAATTTTTTCTATAACCTCGTCCGCTGTTTCTAAAACACAAAGTACATTATCGTTAGTGAAAGTTATACGGCAGTCCCGTATTTGTTGGTTAATCGTGACTATATGGAATTTGTTAACCCATATACCGCCACGCTCGTAGTCGTTTAAGTAAATCATATTATATCGTTTTTAAATTATACCGCAATATATAAAAAAATGTTGATAACACAAAAAAAACACCCTAAAATTAATTAAGGTGTCCTTTCTACTAATATACGATATAACTAAAAGATTAACTTTAGATAAGCAAATATACTACTTATTATTTAATTCAGAAAACTTTGTTGTGTATAAATCTATTAATTCTTGTAGATCCGAAATTGTATTCTTTTGAGTTTGTCGACTCTTTTGTAACAAAGCCTCAGACGTACCCTCTCCGTATTCTTTATCTAAATGTAAACTAAATTCGTATTGCTTTCCGTAGTAGTGACAGTTACAGGTGTAACACTGTGGTTTTACGTTTTGCTCGTCCCATCTAGTTACTGTATGTTTTCGGCTCATAAAGTGTCCAGCTTGCATTCCGTCTTTCTCCCATTGCTTAGTAGCCCCACAGGTATAGCAATTTACATTACCGTTTATGTCAGCATCTTTTTTTCTAATATACTGGCTAAATATTTTGTCGAGCTTCTTTTTTAAAGTAGATACTGTAGGTTTTTTTGGCATACTATTTATCTATACCATTGTCGACTGTTTCTAAAATATGTCTAAATACACTGCGCTCTTGCTCACCTGTTACGTCTACACCGTTTAAAATAAGTCTGTAGTAATCTTTTTTTGTTTTCTTTAATACGATACTATTCATAGTTTATAAATTTAATGATCAAATATAATAAAGTTTTTCTTTAAAAAAAGCTTGCGTATTAAAAATAAATAGTCGTTTTTTTACTAATATATACTAGTAGACTACTATATACTAGTAGACTAATATATACATATACTACTATATACTAGACTATATATATATACTAGTATAACCGTTTTAACGCCCTTTAAGGGGCTTAAACTATTTTTTAGTGCTAGCGTATGTATTTACTATCTTCTCGCCTGTGCGACCCATTACATAGCCTCCTATACCAAGTTGTAGTAAATTCCAGAATTCGTTTTCTAAAGGCGGTACTGGTAAACTAAATAACGGAGCTATAAACTTTACATAGATAACTATAAAACCAAAAGCTAACATAAGTATAGGTCTCCAGCTTCTTTGTAACCAGTTACCTTTAGCCTCTGCTAGAATTATATCCGTTTGTAAACGTTGTAACTCTAACTGTTGCTCGTTTAACACCTTTAACATCTCGTTTTTGGCATTTATACGCTCCTCTTCGCTAGTAAATAAATTATCCATAACTTTACCTACCTCACTCACTAAACCTCCCTTAAACCAGCTTAAAATCTTATTCATATTTAGTCCATCTTATTTGCAATTGTCCAAAGAATAAAAATATATTTATCTCTGAGTACTTAAAATTATCGTCTGGTCTGTAATATTGCCACCCAACGATCATTGCATCTGGTACTAATAAAATTAAATTTATTTCCATTACCAGCGTTTTTTTGTCTTTCTTATGTCGTAATGTACAAAAGTAGAATATTGTGACAAACCGCCTTGCAACAACTCTCCCTCGTTAATTAACAAGTCAACCAATTCAAATGTTTCTTGTGGTGTCATATCAGCAATAACAATATCCGATGCTTTACCTAGCTTGTGTTGGCTTCTTTTAGAAGCACCTTTTACGACATTATCGTTGTAATCTGGACATCTATATCCACTATTTATTTTAATTGGAGTGCCTACAACATTTCGTAATACCTGTAATTGGTTTGCTAACTTCTGTACGTTATGTAAAACTTTTAAAGGCATCTCGCATCCGCAGCTACAATCAAATTCGGACTTACTAAAATTATTTGTCAACTTCATTATTTAGATTTTAATATTGCTTTTTGAATGTCCTTTGAAGATATACTTAATCTGAAAGTTATATCTGCTGACCATTTACCAATGTTTTTACCATCCTTAAATAGTATCACAAAAGGTACTGCTCTAACTTTATCTCTAACGCTTGGAGGTTGGTCTTCTAAATACGCTTTTCTATGCTCTACGTTTTGTAGTTTATCTATCTTTGCTGGATTAGATGCATTCCACTTCGAATTGATTTCTAATAATATATACTGTTGAGAATACATATTAAAAGATGTGATTAACAAAATTAAGATTATAACCTTTTTCATAGCGTTAGTTTTTTTCTATGATTTGATATAACTTCTCGTCTATCTTATCCAACTTACTGCTATTGTCTTCAACCTTTTTTTGAGTGTTCATAATAGTTTCCCTTATTAATTGGTCTTTTAAGTCATACTCCGTTCTCGTTACTTGTGGTTTTGGGAGTTCCTTTGCCAAGTCAATATCTTTCTGTAAGGCAAAATACATACCCACAAAAGAAACAACAAAGGATATAA